AGCGCCGAGCAGATCAAGGTCTGCGCGCAGATGAACATCAAGCCCGAAGACTACGCCAAGCAGCTGGCCGCCGACGCGGCGGCCTGATCGCGGCGTAACTCACCCCACACCCACAGGAGAACGCAATGGGAGCACTTTCCGCTGATCGCAACACCGCCGAACGCACCGGCGACCTGATTTCCGCCGGCTGCGCTGCCGCCGTGAAGTGCTACGCCGGCGGCATCGCCGTGCTGGACGCTTCCGGCAACATCAAGCCCGGCGTGGCTGCCACGGGCCTGATCTGCGTCGGCCGCTTCGAAGGCTACGCCGACAACAGCGCCGGCCTGGCTGGTGCGGTCAATGCCACCGCCAGGCGCGGCACCTTCCGCTTTGCCAACTCGGCCGCGGGCGACGCCATCACGGCGGCCGAAATCGGCGACGTCTGCTACATCGTCGACGACCAGACCGTGGCCAAGACCGACGGCGGCGCCGCCCGTTCCGTGGCCGGCCTCATCGACGACGTCGACAGCGCTGGAGTCTGGGTCCGCATGGGCCTCGAAACCTACGTGTCGCCCGCCGGCAGCCTGCTGGCCGCGAACAACCTCTCCGACCTGGGCACCAAGGCCACCGCCCGCACCAACCTGGGCGGCGGCGCCGACAAGCACATCCTGGAGATCCGCGACATCGACCTGGTCGGCGCCAATACCGAGGTCAAGCGCGTCGTCTCGCCGGTGGCCGGCACCATCGCCAAGATCTACTCGACCATCAATGGCGCGCTCACCACGGGCGACGCCACGCTCACCGGCAAGATCGGCGCGGCGGCCATCACCAACGGTGCGATCACCATCACCCAGGCCGGCAGCGCGGCGGGCGACGTGGATGTCGCCACGCCGACCGCTGCACGCACCGTGGCCGCGGGTGACGTGATCAGCGTCACGGTCGGCGGCACCAACGACGCCGCCAAGCTGGCCGACGTCACGATCCTGATCACCCCGTCCGCCTAAGCGCGAACAGCCCCCACCCTTCATCACCAGGAGACATGAAATGAAAAAGCACCTCATCCTCGGCATCGTGCTGGCGGCGACCTGCGCAGCGGCGGCCTTCGCTTCGCCGATGCCGGATGGCGACGGCATGGTCATCGGCTTCGCCGGCATGCTGGTCAACAAGGAATCAATCGCCAGCATCTTCACCGGCCTCAAGACCATTTTCAACAACACGCTGAAAGCCATGCCGGGCACCTGGCAGGCCACCGCGATGGAGGTTCCGTCGACCGGTGACGGCGAGGACTACGCCTGGCTCTCGCGCTTCCCCAAGATGCGCAAGTGGGTCGGCGACAAGTTCGTCAAAGCCCTGGCCGCCGGCAAGTACTACAAGAAGAACGAAGACTGGGAAACCACGATCGGCGTCAAGCGCAACGACATCGAAGATGATCGCCTGGGCATCTACAACACCCAGGCCATGAGTGCCGGCGAGTCGGCCGGCGAGCTGCGCGACATCATCGTCGATGACCTGAAGAACAGCGCCTTCACTGCCGAATGCATGGATGGTCAGTACTTCTACGACACCGATCATCCGCAGCAGACCAGCGACGGCGTTGCCTCCAGCGTCAGCAACAAGGGCACGATGGCCCTGTCCTGCGCCACGCAGGCCGCCGCCCTGGCCAGCTACGGCGCTGCGCGTGCCGCGATCATGGCCTTCAAGGATTCCGAGGGGATGCCGCTGCGCCTGATGCCGGACACGCTCGAAGTCGGTCCCGCCCTGGAATCGGTCGCCCGCATCCTCTGCGAGAAAGACAAGCTGACCGACAACAGCCCCAATCCCTGGCAGGGCACCGCCAAGGTGCTGGTCAATCCGGCGATCACCAGCGCCACGCAGTGGATGTTGCACGTCACCAGCAAGCAGAGCATCAAGCCTTTCATCATCCAGATGCGCAAGGCCCCGGTCTTCGTGCAGCAGGTGAGCGCCGAGAACGACGGCGTCTTCAATCGCGCCGAGTACAAGTTCGGTGCCGAGGCGCGCGCCACCGGCGTGTATGGCTTCTGGCAGCTCTCCTACGGCTCGACCGGCGCGGGTTAAGAGATACCACACCAGCGTAGGCCCCGTTGATCCCCGCCGGCGCTTGCCGGCGGGGCTGTAAGGACACATGAACAAGGAGCCATCATGGCAAAAGACACAACTGCGGCGGTCAAGCCTGCCGCCAAGGACACCCCTCCGGCGGCGCCTCCCAAGGCTGCCGCCAAGACCGTCCCCGGCATCCGCGTCGTGGCCAAGCGCGACGGCTTCCGCCGCGCCGGCTACGCCTGGTCGAAGGCCGGCACCGACATGCCGCTCAAGGGCATCCCCAAGGATGTACTCAAGCAGCTGCGCGATGAGCCGGTGCTGACCGTTACTGACATCGAATTTCCGGCCGCCGAGGCGAGCGAGTAACGCATCGTGAGCTACGCCACCCGCACCGACCTGGAGGAACGCTACGGCGCCGACGAGCTGACGCAGCGGGAATCCATGCTGCCGGCTGGCGCTGTGGCGCGCGCTCTGGCCGATGCGGATGTCGAGATCGACAGCTACTGCACCGGCCGCTACCGCCTGCCGCTGTCGCCGGTGCCGGGCAACGTGACGCGGATCGCCGCCACCATCGCCCGCTACCGCCTGCTGGGGGATGCGGCCACCGAGCTGGCGCGCAAGGAATACGAAGATGCGCGCGCCTGGTTGAAGGATGTCGCCGCCGGCCGCGTCCAGATCGAGGACGCCACGCCGCTGGCCGCCGCATCGCAGGCCAACAGCGTCGAGTTCGTCGTCGGCCGCGACAAGGCGTTCAAGGGAGGGCTGTCGTTTTGATCGCCGAAATCGCCTCCCGCCTCGACTCGGAAGTGTCCGCGCTCAAGCAGATCGGCGGCGCGGCCGAGTTCGAGGCGGCGTCTACCAGTTCGCCGAATGCCGTCCCGGCGGCCTTTGTCATTCCATTGGGTGAAGACCCGCAGCCTTCCGAGGGCGGCAACTTCATCCTGCAGCCGGTGCGCGTCAGCGTCGGTGTGGTCTGGGCTGTGCGCAATGTTGCTGACGTCAAGGGCGCGGCAGCGCAGGGCGACCTAGCGCCCCTGCGAATCGCTGGAGGCGTCGCTTTGTTGGGTTGGTCGCCGACAGGTGCCGAGCCGCTGGAGCGCGGCCCTGGGCGGCTGCTGGGAATTAAGAACAACGTCCTGTATTGGCAGGACGTATATCGCACCAACATCTACCTGAGGAGCTGAACATGGCCAAGGCCGAACAAAAACCGCAGGAGCTGACCGACTGCCCCGAGTGGGGCAAGGGCGGCAGCTACACGATCGACCCGAAGACCGGTGTGCGCACGCTGGTCGAGCGCCACGGCCAAGCCGCGCAGCCGGAGGCGGCCGCCGCCCCGGCCACCGATTCCGCATCCAACCCCGCCTAAAGGGAGCCGCTCATGACTAGCCCCGTCATCCGCTTCTGGAAAAAGAAGCTCGTCCTCTGGAAGCCCGAGGTCACTTACAACACCGACCCGGTGCCGACCGCCGCCGCGAACTACATCGAGGCGCGCAATGTGGCGCTGACGCCGGCCGACTTCGACGTCGAAGACCGACAGCTGGTCAAGCAGAGCATGGGCAACACGGCGAAGCTGATCACCGGCCACCGCCTCAAGCTGGCCTTCGACGTGGCGCTGGCCGCGTCCGGCACGCTGGGCACGGTGCCGAAGATCGGTACGCTGCTGCGCGGCTGCGGCTGGGCCGAGACCATCACGGCCTTGACCAAGGTGGAATACTCGTTGGTGTCGGCGGCCTTCGAGTCGGGCGCCTTCTACACCTACATCGACGGCGTGCTGCACAAGGGAACTGGCGTGCGCGGCACGTCCTCGCTGAAGATGGACAAGGGCATCCCGCTGCTGCACGTCGAGCTGACTGCGCTCTACACGGCGCCGACCGACACCGCCCCGGATGCCGCCACGCGCACCGGCTGGCCGATCGAGGCGCCGGTGAATGCGGCCAACACCCTGGTCTGCAAGCTCAACAGCGTCGATTCCTGGTACAGCAAATTCAACTTCGCCCAGGGCAACCAGGTGGTGCATGACGACTTCCCCGGCGGCTACCAGGCGATCTCGGTCAAGGACCGCGCGCCGACCGCCGGCATTTCAATCCTGGCGCCGACCCTGGCCGTGTTCGATCCATTCGCGCTGGCCCTGGCCGCGACCAACATTCCCGTCCAGGTGGTGCATGGCGCCACGGCCGGCAACAAGGTGCAAGTGGATCTGAAGACGCTGATCACCGGCGTGGCCTACGAGGAGATCAACGGCAGCGCCGGCTACAACCTGACGCTGTCGCCGGACGATCCCACCGACGCCGATACCGAAGCGAAGATCACTTTCATTTGAGGCCGTCATGAGCGAAACCCCAACCCCTGTGTTTGTTGTCACCTCGGCGCCGGTGCCGTGGCCGGTCGATGTGCGCGTGCCGGCTGCCGGCGGCGAATTCGTGACGCAGCGTTTTACCGCGCTGATCAAGGTGCTGTCGGAAGCCGAGTATCAGACGCTGCTGGCCGTGCCGGAGCCGGCCCCCGCGAAGCCGGCCCCCGATGCGCCCGCCGCGCCGGCCGCGCCGGAAAAGACCGAGAAGGAGCACCTGGAAGACAACGCCCAACTGTTCCCTTCGTTCATTGCCGGCTGGGGCACGGACGTGCAGACCCCGGATGGCAAGCCGGTGCCGTTCAGCGTCCAGGCGCTCAAGGACGTGGTCACCGGGCCGCACGGTAAGGCGGTCTCCGCCGGGCTGTGGCACGCGGTGTACGAAGTGCGCCACGGAGTGCGCCTGGGAAACTTCGCGGCGCCGCCCGTCACTGGCTAGAACGCCACGACGGCGGCGCCGACGAGCTGGAGGCCGACTACGCACGGCTCGGTCAGCAGGAAGCGGCGGCAGAAGCACGGGGGGCGCGGGATGCGCCTTTTGCAGTCCATCGCTGCAACTGGACGGTGGTCGAGGTGTGGCGCGAGCTGTGGCCGCGCTGGCGCCTGAACAAATACGGCGAGCGCGCGGCGCTCGACCTGGCGCAAATGCAGTCGGCGCTGGCCATGCGCCGGGTGCCGGAAACGGAGTGGCCCGCCGTCTATGACGGGTTGCTGGTGATGGAAGAAGAAACGATCGGGATCTGGGCGAGCGAGGACTAAGGGCGAATGAGCGGCGACATCCAGTTCGGCATCAAGCTCACCTACGACGGCAAGTCCGTCGCCGGCGGCGCCGCGGCCAGCACCCAGGAGATCAAGCAGATCGGCGAGACGGCGAAGAAGGCCGGCGCCGAGGCGACGCAGGCTTTCGATCGCAGCGCCATTTCCGCCAAGCAGATGTCGGCCGCCATGCGCGGCGTGCCGGCGCAGTTCACCGACATTTTCACCAGCATTGCCGCCGGCCAGAACCCGATGCAGGTGATGCTGCAGCAGGGCGGCCAGCTCAAGGACATGTTTGGCGGCGTCGGCCCCGCGGCACGCGCCCTGGGCGGTTATGTGATGGGCATGGTAACGCCCTTCACGGTGGCAGCCGCAGCGGCGGCGGCTCTCGGCATCGTTCACCACCAAGGTGCGGCGGAATCGACCGCCTACACCCGCGCCTTGATCCTCACCGGCGCTGCCGCAGAAACCTCGGCGGCGCGCCTGGCCGATACTGCCGCGCAAGTGGCCAGGGTCACCGGCACCACCAAGGGCGCCGTTGCCGATGCGCTGGCGCAAGCGGCCGGCGCCGGCACCATCGCCTCCGGTAGCCTGGAAGCGGTCGCCGCCGCTGCGGTGCGCATGCAGCGCGCCACGGGCAAGGCCATCGAAGACACGGTGGCTGAGTTCGACAAGCTGGCGCGCGATCCGGTCGCGGCCTCGAAGAAGCTGGACGAGCAGTACAACTACCTGACGGCGTCGATCCACAAACAGATCCACGCGCTGCAGGATCAGGGGCGTTACACCGAGGCATCGGCGCTGGCGATCAAGGCCTATGCCGATGCGATGGCCGAGCGCAGCGAGCAGATCGAGAAATCGCTGGGGTCGCTGGAGCGCACCTGGCGGCGCGTCGCCGGAGCCGCAAAGCAGGGCTGGGACGCCCTCTTCGACATAGGCCGCAAGGACGGTCTGGCCGAGAAGATTGACGCCGCAGAAAAGCGCGTGAAGGACTTGAGTAACGCGATCCGCGCGACAGGAGCCAAGGACAGGCAGCCAGAGCTGGATGCCGCCGAGAAGAAGCTGGCCGCGCTGAAGGCTGAGAAGACGGCGACCGATGCCGTGGCCAAGGCCGCGGGCGACCGCAACGAGCAGGAGAAGGCAGCGAAGAAGTGGCAGGACCAGGATCTGGCCTACCTCAACACCAAGGCCAAGCTCGATCTCGACATCAAGCGCATCCGC